CGGGTCAGAACAAAAATCCTTGGGGTCCGGTCATTCTGGACCGGCGGTCGGTAAGCGATGTCGGTGACGCCCTCGGTCAAATGACCGCTCAACAGCGCCAGGTTCGACGTGTTGAACGCCTGCCGCCCCAGGTCATACACCACGCCCAGCACCTGTGAGCGTGAGCGGTTGGCGAATATCACCGTGCCGTCCACTACCTCCGGCGTCATCTTTGAGCCGCCATTCTGCCCTATCCGGAAGAACCGCAGCTGGGTGGGGGTCAGGGTTTCCTCCGACGTGCCCAGAGCGTACTCGCCCAGGCCGGAGCCCAGGTACAGCCGGTCGCCACCGGTCATCCAAACGAACTCATCGGACCCTTCGGCCAGCAGCTCCTGGTTAATCGGGCTGTCATCGTCAACGCTGGACGGCACAATCACATACGGGTCACCAGACCGGCTCATCCAAACGCCCGTCGGCCTGGCGTCGGTCGCGGCCAGCACCAGGCGCCCCTGGTAAAACGCCACCAGCCTGGGGAACTCGCTGTCGAACGGGTCCGCGTCAGACAGGTCAACCCGGTCGGTCAGTGTCACGCCATCGTACTGCTCCTCGGTTGTGAACCAGTGGTGCAGATAATCGTCCGCTTCGTCGTCCTCGTCCTGGACGCCCACGCTGGCCACCGTGTAGAGCTTGTTGCGGAACCGCACTTGGTCACCAGCCTCAAGCTGTTCGGCGAACAGAGCGTCCTGGTCGCCCTTGAACGTACTGGTGCCGGTCTCAACGGTCGCGTAACCGAACAGTTCCTGGTAAAACCCTATGGGCGAAACCTCAAACGGCGCATCGGGGTCATCGGTGGGGAATACCCGCAGCGGAGGTAGCAAGCGGTGCGTTATGAACGCTGCCGGCCCGGCAACCGCGAACCCGACCTCATACAGAATTCGGCTGGTCAGCACGTCGAATGGGGCCGACAAAAACACTTCACCGCCGACCAGTTTAGTGTCCAGGGCCATGGGCGAATCGGTATCAAGCTGCTTCACTTCGGCCTGGTATGGACGCACCGCTATGTGATACCGCTCGTCATCGTCCATGTAGATGCCCAGGTGTATCAAAACCTGGGTGCCGCGGTAAACGTACCCCAACAGGTTCTGATAGCCGGGCAGAAGGTGCAGGTCACCTTCCTCAACCGGGTCTGGGTCCGGGTCCGGGTCGGGGTCGGGGTCGGGGTCTGGCGGGTCTGGCGGGTCTGGGGTGTCGCCCACGCCCCAATCAATTGTTATAGGAAAGTTCAGTACGAACGACCGGCCTTTTGGCACGTCCATGTCCACGGAAAAATCATTGGTGGCTGGTTCGCTCCGTTCAGTGAACTCAAGCTCAATGTTTCCGGACCAAGTGAATGGTACGCAATCACTGACCATGTCCACAGAAAGACTTATTTGCAGTCTGTTCCCGGGGTCCAAGATATCCCAATAATACCAACGCAGGTGAACAATGCCGATGTACTGACCGTTGTAATAAATCTCCTGGTCAAACCCGGAAATTTGTTGGTAAAAATCGTACTCCGGGTGCTTGGTCCACGGCCCGTGCAGATACGGGAAGTTAGGGTCCATACCCTCCCCCTCCACCATCAACGCGTCCATGCCAACATCAACCCGCTCACACTCCCGGCGAGCAACATCTTCTGGGGATCGGACCTCATCAAACTTATCATGGGGGTGCCCCCTGTCTGGCGACACAACCACCCGGAATGCATCCTGGGTTGTTTGAAGTGGCGCCGGCCCCTCCGCCTCAAAAGGCTTTATTGGCGGGTCGCCGGGGTTCCCAGGCGGGTCTTCAGGGAGCAGTGGCCCGTGGCTGATAATCACCGGAACCATCACGTCCACATGGTCAGTGCCGGTCGAATCGGTCACCCGCAGCAGCACGTGGCTGCCGCTTTTGGCGCGCAGGCTCACGCACGAATTGTCCAGCGACACGGCGTATTTCCACTTGTTGGGGTCGTCGGGGGACACAATAGCATCTTGGCTGGACACATAGGCGCCGCCAGTTGACCACTCAACGTTGTCTTCAAGCACCTCAATGGTGTATGGGGCCTCGCCGCCATAGATTGCGATCTCAACCCATTCGTCAGAATCCCTTGGGGCGTTAATCAGTTCAGGCGGGCAGTTTGGTGACGGTGGGGCGGTGTTGATGGAGTGCATGAAGCCGTCGGCGTAGGCCGCCAGGGGGCCGTCATCGGAGATGCCGCGGTGAACGATGGATACGGGCACCTCAGCGTCAACGCTGGCGTTGGCGGAATCAGTAACGCGCAGCACAACATGACTGCCCCACTCAGTGCTTACATGTTCGCACGAATCGGTTATATCAACGGTGTAACGCCACTGCTTGTCATCGCTGGGGTTGGGCGCCGCGCCCTGGTTCTGGACGAAGCCGCCTCCGAATTCCCAGCTGACGTTGTCTTCAATCAAGGAAACGGTGTACGGGGGCGTCCCACCAAATATTTGTATCTCGCCCCATATGTCTTGAAGTCGGGGCGCTTCCAGAGTTACGGGCGGGCAGTTCGGGTCCGGGGTGACGGAACCGGTGTTGGCCATAGCCCGCGCAACAAACACCTCCAGGGGGTCCACGGGGTCGCCGCCGGCGTGGTAAACGCTTACGGGGACGGGGAAGTCTATGTGATAGCCTTCGTCATCAGTAACGCGGACCAAAACATAGCTGTTCGCGCCGGACTGAATCCGCTCGCAAGAATCCGATACCTCAACGGACAAAGTCCAGCTACCGTCCACCTGGTCCACGGTGACAGATTCGACAAAGTCGCCGCCATAGGCCCAGGTGATTTGTATGGGGCTGTCAGGGGCCAGTTCGATGGTGTACGGTCCAACGCCACCAACGGGCTCCAGGCGCACCTCGCCCTGTTGGGGGGCCACAAGGGTTACTGGCGGGCAGCCGCCATCAGGCTCTTCGTCATCGTAGTAAACGAACGCCCCGTGCAACACAACATCCAGGGCGCCGGCAGTGCGCCGCAGCTGCCTGGGTATCTTGCCCAGGGACAGGAAGTTGGCGCGCACTGAAATGCCGGCAACAGCGTCCGGCAGGAAGTTGGAAAGGCGCGCGGCAGCAGATTCGTAAAAATCTGCATCCTGCCGGCCTATCAAGCGGGGCTCAATCTCACCGCGAGCCCAGGACGTTTGTGATATGAATTTGGTCATGCAGTCGCCAGCGGGTTGGGGTGGCGCCGCATGTAAATCCTCATCAGGTTCAAAATCTCGGGCGGAGTTTGCTGCGCGTCAATTGCCATCGCGCGCGCCCGCGAGTTGTTTGCCTGGTCAGACCAGTATACGGCGCGGTTGGTTGAATCGGTAACGCTTATCGCCATGCGGCTGGCAAGCGAATCCACAACAAGTTCGCGGAAGTATCCGGGCCACTTTTCGGCCTGGGTGTCGGCCACGTACAGCAGGGCAGCCGGGTCCGCGTTCGTGTAGAGGCGGTCGCCCATCACGCGAAACGCGCAGTAGCAATCAAGCCCGACAGAACGTATCAAATCAGACGGCAGCTGGTATACGTACTCAAACCGGTCGAAGGCGTGGTAGTCCACGCTGGCCAGCTTGGGCAGCTCCACTTTGTTCAGGGCCCAGTACCAGGGGGTTTCCGCCAACAGGCGGGTGTAGGTTGTGCGGAACAGTGCCCGGGCAGCAGTGGCCTGGGCACCGGCGTCACTCATGGACGCAATAGGGGAAGCCCCGAGCTTAATCAGGGCTTCGTTGACAACCTCCAGGTGGGCGGCCATGCATCAACCACCGCCATCAGCAATGTCAGTCACCGTGACGTCAGTCACCGTGACGGCGCCGGTTCCTTCGGGGTCCGCTGACGTCACCACCAGATGTTCCGCCGATGAACACAGGATATGGTCACCTTCACGAAGTTCAAGAACATCGTTGAAGTACCCTCCTGCAGCCGGGTTGTCGGTGTCCGGCGTGGCATAGAACCACAGGTGGTTTGACTGGTCGTCGCCAGCACCGGTGTAAGCCATCAGGCTCAACTTTTCTTGGACAAAAGCCATGTCATCCTCCTACGGAATCAAGACGGGGTGAGCTTGACGACACCATCTTCATCGATGATGGTCGCGCCCATGCTCATCCAGCTGTTCACCAGGTGAGCAACCTTCTGCGGAATCCAGTCAATGCTGGTGGTGATGTCGCGGGAAATCCCGTGACCAGCCGCAGCGCGGTGGTAGAAAAACCCAAGGACACCATCAGGCAGGCCCGTGTGAACAATCCAATTGAAGCCCATCCAGAACGCAGGCTCGCGGCCAGTGACCAGCAGCTTCTCACGGGTGAAGTCAGAGCTTGTGGCGCCGGGAATGCCCAGCAGCTCCGTCAGGCCGGCAGGCGAAATAACGCCATACCGCATGTTGTCGGGCGGCACGTCGCGTTCGTTCAGGCGCTCAGAAACACCGGCAATCACTGCCTGGTCAATCTCGGCGTCGCTGTTGGCGTTCAGGCTGTCAGCAGCGATGGTGTTGCTGGTGTTGTCCAGGGCGTCCAGGATAAGGTCATCGGTCGCGCGCCCCAGGGCCCAGGCACTCGCCCGGGCATAATCGGACCGGACAGACCAGTTAATCTTGGCTTCGTCCAGGTCGTCGATATACTCTGGGGCGTAGTGGTCGGACATATCCGCGTAAACGCGGTCATGCTCAAGACCCATCGGCACCACGTCGGCGTGGCGCGCCTTGGAAGTGGCCTTACCCTTGCCTAGCTTCGGGAAGTAGACCCGTTCTGCGTTAACGTTGGTGCGGGTGCGCACCGTGTTACGCAGCAGGGAGCCTTCGCGTTGGTAGGCCGCCTTCACCTCGCGCTCGTACATGCGCACAAACGCAGTGGTTACAGTAGCAGTCATCGGAAAATCCTCCAAAAAGCAAGTTACGAACTCTTGTGCCTTTCGGAGTTATCTCGTCAGAGGCTCCAGGCAGTTCAACAATACAACAGGTTGTCTCGTTAAAGGCCCGTTACGTTTGTATATTGCACACTCATTGGCAAAGTGTCAACCACTTCATGAGCGAGACCGCAGCGCCTGCTCATACTGGCGCTGGACGCTGGCGCGAAGGCCTTCGTTGCTTTCATCCCAATATTCCGGGGAAGCAATAATATCGTCCAGCTTGTCCAGGTCCGGCGCGGCTGGCGCAGATTCGCCCGGCGGCGTGATGCGGTTGGTCATCAAGGTATACAAGGCTTGGATACCGTCAGCGGACCGCTTCATGGAATCAACGGCTTCTTTCGGCAGGTTGCTGGAAGCCCAGTCCTGGATAGCTCCAAGGCGCTGCCTGTACTCGTCCTGGTCGGCGGATTCAAAGCCCCACTTCTGGACCAGCTTCTGGTGTTCCAGGGCGGCTTCGCGCTCCGCAATCATCGGCACAACGGATTCCCAAAAGTGTTCGGTCAGCTTCTGCGCCTGTTCGTTGGTCAGGCCCAGCTCCTTGAAAACCTCAACGTCGCTTTCAGACAGTACGTCAGCGCCTTCCTCAAGCTCAACACCTTCCGGTAGCGCAATTTCGTACGTTTCCGGAGGGCCTTCCGCGCCTTTGCCCAGCTTGGCCTGCAGTTCGTTGTAGGATTTGGCCAGCGCGTCAACGCGCATGCCTTCCTCATCGGACCAGAACTTTTCCGGAAGCCAGTCGGGGCGTTCGGTAACAGGCTCAGCCTGCTGGACGCCCAGGGCCTTCAACAGTTCGCCGCGCTGCGCGGGGTCATGGTACTCGCTGGGCACCCAGTCGGGCATAGGGATAGAAGACGGCTCCGGACCGCGGTCAAAAGTCTCTTCGCCGGCGGGGGCGCTGCTTTCAGCGCCGGTCGCGTCGCCAGAATCACCGGCACCGCCGGCGCCTTCCAAAAGATCATCACTCATTTAGCTTACCTCCAAGGTGCAGTATTTGACGGGCCAAAGATCGCTGACCTTCAGCGTAGGTGACCTGTTCAAACGTCCGTCCGGTCTGGTAGCAACCAGCCTGGACAACGGACCTCAAGTATTTCTCCAGGGCCGGGTCAGCCAGCGCACGGGCGCAGGCGCGGCGCAGGCCCTCCATCATGTCTTTGTCGCCACGGTCGGGCGGCGTGTTCAGTTTTTCCCAACTCATCCTGTCAGCCCCTCGCCCACAGGGTCCTCACCCTGCTGCATCTCCTGGGCCATCTGTAACTGGTCATCAATCTCATCGCTGGACCGCATAAGTTCGGGCTTCACGCCGCGCAGGTTGGCCAGCTCCCGCAGGCATGCCTCGCCATCAAACAGTAGCGCGGCACGCGGGTCTATCTGGCCCATCTGGCCAGCGATATTCATCACCTCAACCAGGGATGAAAAATCCTCATACCACTGCGCTTGCGCCATCCTGGACACAAACTGGACGTCAACGAAGTCGTCACCTATCTCCACTTCGTCGGCCAGCAAGCCCTGCTTCTGCAGCCAGTCCGCCACGAAACGCAGCACCGGCAGTAGTAGTTCATTCTGCAGGCGGTCCAGGCTGGCGCCCATATCCTGGGCAACCTCCCTGGTGCGCTCGGCCACCTCGGTTGCGCTCAACGGGGTGCGGCCCAGGGGCTGGAACTGCGACGCCATGAACGTTGCCTGGATACTGCTGCGCAAATCGTCCATGGAAAAATTCGCCACGTTGAAGTCGGCAGCCGGCGCCAGCGGCAGCACAGATGGTTCGTTCGGGCTGTTGGTGGCCACCGGGATGAAGGCGCCGGGCTCCACCACCATGGTGTGCGGGTTCAGGACGCCGTCGGCCACCACGGTGAACACGCCGGCGGTCGCCAGCGCGGCGTTTTTTAGCGTAAATTCTTTCAGTTTGTTAAGCGCGCGTACGTCAGACAGGGCGCGCAACCCGGGGCCGCGCCCATACGGTGTGCCGGCTATCTTGGACCACCGGGTAGGTATGATTCGCGGCCAGCGCGTTGTGGAGCGCTCAAGCTCAATGTCAGGGCCGGCCTTCAACACAACGCGGTACTCCCAAGTATTCTCGGGAGTTCGGATGTTGGTTACGTACACCTCTTCGGTGTCGGTGTCTTCTTTCTCGGCCAGCTGATTGCGCACGTGTTCGGGTAGCTTGTCCCAATACAGGCGCTTCAAGCTGGCCACGTCATACCGGGTCTTGCGCGCCGCGTGGCTGATGCGCCCAGCCGTATCCTCCGCAATGGCCAGCTCGCTCAGCGGTATGCAGCGAATGGACAGCCGGGGGTTTGTGGAAATCTCAAGCGCACCTGTACCGCCCACAACACGGTCCAGAATTGCCGGCTGGGCCTCCTGGTAAAAATTACTCTCGGCCAGGGCAGCCAAAATCATGTCTTCAGCCTGGCGCAACGCTGGGCGCATCGCGGCTTGGTCGCGCGGGTCTTGAATGGCCAGTCCGGGAACCAGGCGGAACCAGCGACCCCAGGCGGGTATCAACCCGCTCATAAGCAGATTTACCAGCCGCTCCGCGTGGTCAATCGCCGTGGCATCGAAAACTTCATCTTGGATAGAAGTTTCATTTATGCCGCTGGATGTGGGGAATATCGCGGACCGTTCAGGTGCGATGTATCTGTAGGCGATATCCCAAAGACTTTCCCAGGGCTGGCGCAGCTTGAAAAGATGGTCAACCTGTTTGGTTATGCTCACACGTCCGGCCCTCGCAGCAGGTCAAACATGGTGGGCTGAGAAGCCAGTGCAGCGCGCTGGAGCCCCCGGCGGCGCTCATCCTCTTTCTTGCGCTCCTGGGTAACTTCCTGCTCAACGCTGGGCTCATCCTCGGTGCCGCGCCCTTCCAGGGCACGGGCCTGGCGTTTGGCGTCACGACGCTGCTGCCGAACGCCGGCAGCTCCCACAGCAAGTGAGCCAATGGCTAGTGCAGTTTCAACGCCCATCGCGGTTCCTCCAAAGATAGTCCAACAGTTGTCTGGCCGTAACCATACCAGGATTATGAACACCTATTAGACGCTTTGCAAGCACCACACAGGTCATCGGGCCGATGCTGGAGTGCAGCATCCGGCGCTTCGGGTCACTGTATACATGCACTACATATTCAGGCTTCAGGCGATTGAATGCGCCTTCATATTCGGCCTCGGTCAACGGGTGTACCCAGGTGCCCCCCAAAGCACCATCAACCAGTAAATGGACGTCACCATAACGCACCAGGTAGGTGATGTGCCACTCGCCGAACCGCGCCGGGCGGAACAGTAGGGAGGTCTCCAGGCCCTCGCCGCGGGTCACGGTCCACGACCAATTTGACTTGTCAGGCACCTGGGGGCGCCGGGCCGTGATGTATATCAACCACATGCAGGCGTTCGACAGCCAGGCAGTGAATTTATCTCGCATAGGGGGACCACGGTTTTGCCTTGGGGATAATCGTGTCCTGCAGGCCGGCGCTGACCGGGCGGGTTTTGAACCGGCCCAACAAGTGCTGCAGGGCATCATGTGGATGCGAATACCGGTTCTTGCGGGGTTCCGGGTGCATCTCGCCTTCCTGGTTGCGCCGGTATTTGTACTCGCCGGCAAAGCCCCTCGCCAGCGTCGGGCATTCACGCCGGTCAACCACCAGGGCCGGCACCCCTTCAATCAGCTTCGTCAGCAACTCACGGACCGCGCCCAGGCGGGTTTCAGGGACCTTGGCGCCGGCATGGATAGTGAACCCGGCAGCGCGCAACAATTGGAAGCTGGTTGTGCGGTCCTGCTCCGCGCCGTACGCGCCAGCAGGGTCTCCGTAACAAACCACCTCAGACCGGGGGATGTTCCAACGCTGCAACCACGCTTCAACCAACGGGATAAACTCAGACGTCGTGCAGTTCTCGGTCACCAGTTCCGAAAATACCACCCAGCGCAAATTCCGCATCTGCTGCAACAAAACAGCCGCAGGGGTCCGGCCAAAATCCATGCCCACATAATAAGGGAGCCCCGGGTTGATGGTGTAAGGGAAGGGGTCCGGCGAATGAATATCGGACCGGTACTGTGGATAAACCGGCAAGTTGGAAGGGTCCGGGCCATACTCGGAGTGAACATGAACGTTCACCCAATCCTCACCACGGTCCGCGTTCAGCGCGACCAGGGTGTCATAATACCCATCTGGAAGGTTCTCAAGATTCTCAGCGTCGGGGGACTTTCCACCAGGCTGTTTGAAATACTCCAACAGCGGCCTGGGCCCATCAACCGAATCAGACAAGGCGTCCTCAAGAGCGGCTGCCACTGAGGGGTCAATACCTTCCTCAAAAAGCTCATACCAATCAGAGCCCATGGGCGGCGGGTTGCTGTCCATCACAATCCCGCGCATCCGGCTGGATTTGGTGTCGGGGAAACGGCCTATCCGGCCCAGCAGGTTCACCAGAACCTCCATGACAATCTCCCGATACTCGTTTATCCAGGCGCCAGTAATCTCAAGCGACAGCAGGTTGTCAACATCTTCAGGACGGTCCAGGGCGCGAAACAACCACTCCGAACGAATATCACCATACTCAATGACGTACTTATGCTCAGACGGCTTGTAGCGCCCGGCAACACCGTTCGGCAGCCAGTCAAACACCGTGTTCAAGGTGGTGTCCTGCAGCTGGCGGTACGTGTTCCGGATAATGGCCATACGCGAATGCCGCAAACCGTTCTCATCAGGCTCCTGCTGGTGCATCATCCGAACCAGGGCCATAACGCTACCAACCGACTTGCCGGACCCAAACGGGCCAATAATCCCGCGAATCAGCGCGCGAGACTGTATGTATTGGCTTATCGTGGGCGCCGCATTGAAAGATTTTATTTTCACAAGTTAATCTGAATGGCAAACGCCTGCTGACGCTGCTCCTGTTCCTTGGCAACACCGGCAACCGCAGTCAAAGCCTTGAAAGCATCAATCCGGTCGCGGGGCGAATTGCGAGTGCCCGTGACAATCGTGGCCATCTCCGGCACCAGCTGCGAAACCATACGCCTCGCAACCAGACGGACCTGCTCGCCAGTCTCGTCAATCTCGCGGCGGGCCGACGCAACCATAGCCTGGAACTGCGAATCGGAAAGAAGTTGCTCAAGATAGGATTCAGAAACCTCATACTGAGCAGCAAGCTCATCAGGCGGGTGGTACTGCAGGGCAACCTCCGCAGCCAGGGACTGCAAGCGTTCAGGCTCCAAAGAAACCAGATCACTCACATCAACACTCCATAAGAACCCACGACAAGGTTATTACAAGCTAGCAAGCATTACAAGCAGACAGGTGGGCACGACGGCATGACTGCATGACTGCATGACTGCA